ACAAAACATTGTCAGCACAATGTCAAAGCAGTCCGGAAAAAACATTTCGATATCAACTGCAATTCGTAGCGCGATTGTATATGTATCGAAGCAATAAAAACAATAAAGCCCCCCGTTTGTGATTGAATGTATCACAAACGGGGGGCTTTCTATTACCTTATTTTATTTTTTATCGATCTAACTCTCCGATTAACCGTCCTTTCACTGCAATACAATTCCGCCGCAATGTCGGCATTGTGCATCCCGCGCCGCCGCAAGTCCAACACGGCGTGTTCGTCATCGGTCAGGTCAAAACATAGGTCATCATAGTCGCTGCGGCTCATTCGAAAATCGAACTTACTTCCCATTGCCAAAGCCCTCAAGAATCTGCTTGAACGCCTGGTGCAAACCGGTAGATGCCAGCCCGCTTGCAAGGCCGGACAAAATCACGGTAGCGGTAATTTCAGGCCAATTCATCCAGCATGCCAGTGCGACACCAAGCGCCGCGCAAATGGTGGGGATATAGCGGTTGTCAACATCCTTAATCCACTGCTTGACAATCCAGCCCACGCACAGGCAGATGCCAACAATCACGGGAATCATGTATTCGGACAGAAAAGAAATATCCATTTTGCTTTCTCCTTATCAAATTCTGGTAAAAATTGCTATTGTATAGGCTTAAAATTGCTTTTCACATCCAAAAGCGGGCTATTGGGGGATGTGTTTTATTTTTCAGGCGCTTTTGCTTGCTTCTTCAAGGTCTGCGATTCGATGGTTTGCAACCTTGATTTGTTCTTCCAGCACTGGTACACGCTTAGCAAAGTTGTTGTGTTCGCGCACCTCGCGGGTGAGCTCTTCAATTTTGGTATCAGTCACGGCCTGCGCGGTGGCCATGCGCTGTTCGGTACGGCGGGATGTTGTCAGAGCTGTAATAATCGTGCCAACAACGGAGCATCCCCCGGTAATCAGGGCAACGATGATGGCATCCATGCTCATACCTCCACAATAGGAATTCCGTACTGGACAGCCGCGTCATGTTCAATGCAGCACCCGCGATAGTCCTGCCAGCCAGGGGCGAACACCACAAAATCAGCAGTGCCAAGCAACTTGATGCTTTCGCCCAGATACCACAGCGGCGTTGCGTCAGCAGGGGCGTTCTCAAAAAATGAATCAATGACTGCTAAATTTTCGTGTGTTTTCATGTACACATCAGCAATCAAAACCTTGCGTTCCTTGATAATTTCTTCGTTCGTTTTGCCGCGCATCGGCTGAGAAACAAAAAGTTTTTTCACTGCATCACCCCTCAACATACTCGGCCTTGTACAGCCCTGCGTCAATGAGTTTCAGCTCTGCGCACTTACGCATGATGTACCAGGCGTCGCCGCTGGATACCGGCCCAACGTCCAGCATCCACTGGTTGCCATCTGCACAGGTTTCGCGGTACAGGCCAGCAGTTACCAGTCCCAGCCCCTCGCACAGGGCGCGAATGGTTGCGCGGTCGCCGCTGGAGATACGGCTAATGGTGATCCGCTGCTTGTCCAGCTTGTTGGGGGTGGTATCATCCGGCGGGGGCGCGGTGTGGCCCTGCAGGCCCGCCTGGATCATCAGCTGCTCATAGTCCTTGTATACCCTGTTGCAATCCAGGCTGGTGCCGTAGCCGGGCACGCCCAGAGCGTTGCGGCTGCTGTACTGCCAGATGCCATACGGCAGGGGGCAGGTGCATGTGCTGCCATACTGGGCAACCCAGATATCGTATTTGGACAGCGCCTTGTAGTCCAGGCGGTTGCGAATAAAATTGCAGCTAGCATACAGGATGCCGTAATACCCTGCGGCCTCAATCTCCGACAAAAAGGCCTGTACAAGTGCCGTGCGCTGCGCGTTGGTCAGGCGCAGGATGCACGGCTCATACTCAATGTCATAGGCCACCGGCAGGCACAGGTGCTTGCCCTTGATCGCGGCCAGGCAGCAGCGGGCTTCCTGCCGGGCTTCCGCCGGGGTACTGGCGTAGCTGTACCAGTACACGCCGTACTGGATGCCCAGGCGGGCACACTCCGCTGCGTTGCGCTCAAACTGCGGGTCAACCTGGCTGCTGTAACGGCCATACCCGGCGCGCAGCATGGCATGGCGGATGCCCTTGTCATACGCCGCCTGCCAGTCAAATTTGCCCTGATGTTTCGATACGTCGATTGCATAATTCATGTATTCCACTTCCTTCATATCGTGCGCTACGCTGCTGTAACTGCCCAGCTTGACCGCACTGCTGGCCGTGCTAAAATCGTTGTCCAGCCAGTTCAGCGGGTTGGTGCGCTGGCCTTTCCAGCGCACCTCAAAATGCAGGTGTGCGCCGTAGCAGTTGCCGGTATTGCCGCTGTAGCCGATCAGCTGGCCCTCTTTTACCTGTTCACCCTGGGCTACGCAGAGCTTGCTCAGATGGGCGTACAGCGTTTCCAGTGTGCCGTACTTGTAGGTTGTATGGCGCAGCTTGACCATGTTGCCGTAACTGTTGGTATCTCCCTGGGTGCGCTTGCCGTTCCAGCGGTATGCGATTGCAACCGTGCCACCCTCTGCGGCGTACACGGGGGTGCCAACGGCTGCGCGGAAATCCAGCGCCCGGTGCAGGCTGCCGTCATTGTAGAGCCAGCCTGCGGTGATAATGTGCTGGGCCAGGGGCCAGTGCAGCAGGGCTTCTTCATTCTTCAGCCGCATTTTTATCCTCCTTATTTTGTCCTCTTCCATATCCATACCGATAAATAAGGCGGCATGTTGTTGTGGGCTGCCCCGGAACCGCCGGAGGCGACTGTTACGGTTTTGGATTCCCAGTTCGGAATACCCCAGCCACTTGATTGCGTTTGGACATACGCATCCGCAGTGCTTCCGGTTTTGGAGCGTATTACGTTGCTTCCGTTGGTCACAGACAGCGAGTAATTCGGTAGCTCGCTTTGTGTAAGCTTATGGGTGAATTCGCCCCCAGTGCTACCTGCGGGATAACTGCTGGAAGCACCAAGCAAAAAGCAGTCAGAAATTCTTTCCCACGTGCCACCAAATAGATTTGCCGGGCTTGTACTGTTTACGGTCATGTAAATACTGCCAATCGGCCAGGCTGCAAGTTTTGCTTCCGCGATGGCTGCTTTTACCGCTGCTGGTGTTGCTGCCGTTATGTCAATGGTTTTTGCGCTGCTGCCGTCCCATGCGCCCTGACTGGTTCCGTTCAGTTTGATGGTCAGGCTGTTATTTAGTTTTTCGGCGCTCGTTGCGGAGCCGCCTGCGTTGCTGGAACCGGCATAGTTTGTGGTTCCGGTGACTTTGACCCCTGCGGCACTGTGGGCAATTACCCCTTTCGGCAGGTCGGCAGCCTGCACCGTATCACCGGTCAGGTCGAGGACAACTTCATCATTGATAACAACCTTGTTGACCGCCATATCAGCCTCCGATCGTCAGGGTTTGCCCGCCCGCGGCGTTATCAACGTATGTGGCCGGGATCGCCTGCACAGTAACTTGAGACAGGCAGTTATACGCTTTGTCGGGCAGCACAACCTGCTGCTCAAAGGTCGGCGTAACGCTCTTGGCCTGCGGCTTCATACCTTCGCTGCCGCTCATAGAGCCTTTCACGCCCAGGACCGTAACGCCCTCGCGGATATTTGTGGGCACCAGCTTGGCCTGTTCGGTCGCCGCGATAGTCACTCCGCCCGCGCCATCATGAAAGCCCATGGGAATGGTGTACTTACCAGAAACGGTGCTGATTTCACCGTTGACTTCGCCGTTGTTGGGCATTGTGCCGGTCATTTTAGCGCCACGCGCGTAGAATGTTTTCCCGTTCAAAACCTCCGCCACAGCTGCGGTAGCATCGCTGGTATCCGCGTCTTTTGTGCTGGTGCCGGTAATGGGCGCGCCGGACTTATCGTGTGCCGTGATACCTTTTGCCAGCTTGTCCGGGGTAATGGTATCTGCGGTAAGGTCAAGTTTCGTTTCCTTGCCGATAACAACCTTGTTTACGTATTTATTGGGCATTGTAGTATTCATCTCCTA